GCTCGGGTGAAGGATAGGTCGCCTGAACCATCGGTGGGGATTTGGCTATATACAACATCCTCTTTGTATCCGCTTGGAATCATCACCAATGACGCGGAATTCAATAAATCTGACATTTATAGATTGTTTAATTTGTTTAACATACATGAAACACCTTCATAGAAACCGCCATCGGCGGTCACGCGGCTTTTGTACGCAACAACGATGGGCCAACCTTGCCCCAAATATTGTGCGCTTCGAATGCCAATTCCTAATGCGCTGATTCCAATCATTTTAATATGCGATTACGCTTCCGGTGCTGATTACAAATCCGGTGATTTTGCTGCCTTTGCCGGCGGGCAAATATGCGCCTTGTTGAAAAGTAATTCCGGACATGCCACGAGCCGACAAAACATTTGTGGATGTTCCGTTTTCTTGGGTAACTGTGAACGATGTGAACACCGTGTCGGCCTGAACAACCAACGCGTCAAAACTTACGGATGTAACCGTCCCCGATCCGAAATATTTAAATCCATCGTAACCGGCAACGATGTCAATTGATGCTTCTGCCATAATGCTTCGAAAATAACATCGTGACAATAAACATTTGCAACATTTATTGAACAATCAGCCACCATTGCGTTCCATCGCTGATAACTGTGCATGTTTCAAAATTTGTATTCAAAACCTTTGTTGGGTTGCCATCAATATCAAACCCGCCGCCGGTGATGACAACCGAATGTGATGATGCAATTTTTTTGAAATAATATTTTTTACCTTTTGATATTGTCGGATCAGGTAAATCAACCGTAACCGTTCCGCCGGATGAATCGCACAAAATTAATTCATAACCATTGGTGATGGTGTGTGTCCCGGCCGTGTATGTGATGGGCGCATTGTGTTCCTGAATCCGCCAATTAACCAATTCCGTTGAATCGTCATAACTCAACATCACCTCCCAACGGGTGTTCAATGTTGGCTGCGATGCGGGCGCGCCTTCGGCATCATTGACCAAATGTTCCAAAACTTGTTGCGGAACATTGGAAATCGCTGAATTCAAATTTGTCACCGCTGATTCAACATAATTCAAACGATTATTCAGATTCCCGGTTTGTGATTGCTCGACTTTTAAACCTTCGCCGGATGATGTTGTCAAGGTATAAACTGGTGAAACACCAATCCATTCGCCATCCCATTGTTCCGAACGGCAATTGTATTTGACCCCGTTCAAAACCCATGAATAATTGTCAAAATATAATGATTTGATTGCAGTCAATGACCCGGAATCAATCCATGTTCCACGAACCACCGGAACAAAATTGGCGTAAATCGATGCCATTTGTAACCCCAACATTTTGGTGATTGTTCCGTGTGTAATTGAATCCCAACCGCCATACCAATCCGATGCCAAAACATCGGTTGTGCCGTTAAACACCAACCAATTACCAATTCCGTATTTCAGGGAATCCGTATAATATGGCGATTCAATTGTGATGGGTGTTGAATTCGCCAAATTGGCTGTGGATGCGGTGATGACCTCCGTGATGTCAAAAATATAATCCGCATTTTGATATGGTGACGCATCTGCAAATGAAACCTGAATTGAACCCCAAAAATCCTTCAACGCTGAATTGCCGTTTTTCCATTTGCCACCGCCCGAATAGGAAAGAATAACACCATGAACAAACATGTTGACTTCCAATCGGGTGTAACCGACCGGCGCGGTTGTCACCGACAATTCAAATTCCGATGTGATCCAACCGCCTTTGATGTCTTTGGTTGGCATGCGATACAATTGATTTCCCGAATTCCCCGATGCGGACCAATATCCATTCGCGTCCAAATAAACATAAGAGCCACCCGAATTCCGCAACCTGATATTGTAGTAAACATCGGTTGAATCTTCGACATACAAAACCCCACCCAATGTGTCGGATCGTTTGAATGATTTTGCCATAAAACGAATGCGCATCGGTGCGGCATCCGGTGATGTTCCGGTTGGAATATCCGTGGCAATCAACGACAATGTTGATGATGATGTATTTGGGTAACTGCGCAACGCTTTTGCCACATTTTGACGATGCGTGTTTATTGTCACCGATTGTGCAGCTGGTTGATAGTACAATGATGGTTTTGCCATCCACAATGGCCGAACATCGTTGCCAATTGTTTGACGGTGTGAATATGTTGTCGTCCCGATATATTGCCCGGTATACGAATATTGACGCAAATTGATTGATGTCGTGTTATTATACGCGTTGAATGGGATCACATAATACGCGCCATTTTCATGAGTGAATCGCGCCCCAAACATCAACAACACATTTTCCAACGCTTGTTTTGCTGAAATATAATTTGGTTCAATTTGCCATCCAACCGTGTCAATAACTTTGACATCCGTAAACGGATCAAAATTTTCCAAAAATGTATATTCAAAAAGTTTATACATGTCGAACCCTAATCGGGCCGCATTATCTTCGTTTAACAATGTGCCATCATACAAATATTGTTGTGGCGTTCCATTGACAACCCAATAATCCGACAAATCCAATGTGTCCAAACAACGGCGAAACAACTGGTTGATTGTGATGTATTCATCCGAAAACCATGATGATTGTACTTTGTACCCATCCATCAATTCAAGGCCATCCACAGCCACCAAATCAATGATTGGTTTGCTTTGTATGGATTCGCGCAATCGCGTCATTTGGTCGGCCAATACGCGGCCAACATGGATCAATGAATCATTGCGATAAATCAACATCGCCCATGCGGTTTCGGCTTCGGTTTGAATGCCGACAAAATCATCCAATGTATTTTGATCCGGCATCACCCATTGGGCAATTGCGCGTGATGGTCTGATAAAATTGGAATAAACTGAATCTGATTCGCCTTGCCTTTCAATGCTGATTCCATCACCGGCCAATGTTAATTCAACCGATGAATTCAATGCGTCTAATTTGTCAAAACAACATGTTTCGCCTTCAATATACCCGCCGGCTGATTGAACCCGCGCATTGTATAAACGCGCAACAATTTCCGGTGTTGTGCCTGATGATGAATCCCATAATTCAACCCGGTATTCAACATTTGTAATTGATAAAAACGAACCTTTGTAAATCCTTGCCATTATCCGCGCCGTGAATCTTTATTGTATCTTTCCAAAACGATGGCCAAATCGCGTCCGCTGATGTGCGTTTGCGCAACATAACCGGATGATTGTTCGGGCTTCATCAATGTTTTTAATTTGTCCAAAGGTGCAATGACTTCCGGGTTGCTGCGCGCGCCGGGATATTCACCCATCAAACCCAATGTTGGTCCGCTTACAATACCACCATCGGCAAACGCGCTAACGCTTGGGCCGGTTCTCATTTGACTTGCAACCGCCGTACCTAACGCAACCATCGCAATACCGGCAACCACCGCGGCTTCCGGTTGAACAAACGCCGTTTTGAATTTTTCAACGCTTATGCCGTATGCAATCAACATTTTGCCGACTGTTTTAACAAATTCACCCAATTGCCCAACAACTGAACGGACAAACCCTTCGATGCCGTTTCCTTGACCCGCCAACGCATTTCCAAGCGTTTCACCTAATGTTACGGCCATATCTTCGCCCAATTTTTCAACGGCGGCTGCCATTTGAACCATTAGATTGTCAAAATCCTGAACGATTTGTGAATATGACTTCGGGTCAATTTTAACTTGAACCAAAACGGGCGCAACGGCCGTCCCGCCAATCAGATTTGCACCGGTTAATTGTTTTAAATCTTCGGCCGCTTTCTTTTTTGCTTTTTCACCACCTTCAAAACGCTTTTTGTCCAACCACTCAATCAAATCGGCCTCAACTTTTTTGACTTCTTCTGCGCTTTTTTTAATTTCAGCCAATGCAGTTTTTCGCCTTTGGCTTTGTTTTTTTGCCGCTTCGGAATCCAATTTGGCTTGTTTGTCGGTCGCTTCTTTGTTTATCGCTTCAATGTTTTTTTGATACGATTTTTCAAGGTATTCAAGTTCGGTCAACTTTGCCGTTGCGGCTTGAATCTTTGTTCTGATTGCGGCCCTATCTTCTTCGCCTTCTGCGCGTGTCAAATCATCAAACAACAATCGCATGTTGTCGTTGTATTTTTTGCGCATTCTTTGCGTTTCTTCTAAACGGCGTTTATTCGTTTCCAATTCCGTTTCGCCCAATTCTTGAATCTTTGTGGCAAAATCACGGATTTGTTTGTTGTATTCGGATTGTTGTTTTTGCGCCTCCTTGACTTTTTCATTCACCCCATCCAAACCATCCGAAAACGCATAAATGGCGGCAACGGCTGCGCCAATGGCAACCGTGGCAATAACAAATGGATTGGCCAAAAACTTTGTTAACCCACCAAATTGGGATTGCAAATCTTTGACTTGCATGACGGCCGCGCTGAAATTCAATGCCGCGTTCAAACCCATCAATGTGTTGCGCAACGCTTTGTTGTCGTCTGCGACAATTGCGATAATTGAACTAACTGATGAAAATGATGTGGCCAACCCATTCAATGCGGCGCGTGTTCCACCCAATGTTTGATTCGTAATTCCCAATTGTTGGGTGAATCCTTGTTTTTTTGCAGTCAATTCAGAAACGGCGATTGACTGGTCTTTGATTGCCGCTTTGGTTTGTTCGATTTCTTGACGAACTCGCTTTTGACCCTGAACATCCATTTTCGACATGGTGTCACGCTTTTGGCGCAACTTTTCCAATTCCATCATGAATTCACGGGTGATTTGTTTTTGTTCGTCAATTTCGGCCGTGACGGCTGCAATCTTTTGGCGCAATTGGCCCGACCCCAATGATTGTTCAATGGCTTGACCGGCTTTGTTTGCGCTTTGCTGCATTTTGGCCGATGACTTTTCCATCGTATCGGCCGCGGCCTTCACATCTCTATTGAATAGATCCGTGACCGCATTTAAAACAATATTAATCGCACTTAATGCCATCAGCGGTTGTAACTTATTGAATAATCTTGAATAATTTGATAGACGCCGTATTCTTCGGAATTGTCATCGGTCAAATGGGATTCGCTCATGTATTCGATTTCCCATGTATACACCCCGTTGAATGTCCCCGGTGTTGTCACCTCCAATGCCGTGCGCGTCAAATCTGCAATTTGAACACATTGCGTGTATGTTGTCGCATATATGTTAACTTCAACATTCGCCCAATCCGTTTTTGAATGACCGGATTTGGATGGATGCGGTGTCACCGCTGTGACGCGAATTGTGATGCCCGGATATGGAACACCTTGCACAATGCGCAATGGGTTTATGTTCGTGCCAACAACGGCCGTCAATGCGGAATTGTTGGATAAAACATTGTAAATGGCGTTTATTGCTTTCATGCTTCGGCGGGCGGTGTCAACTTCGCAAATATATCCGCATAGCGCGTAACCTTTGCAACAATATCGTCATGGTTTGATTTTTCCCACGGGAATTTCATCAACTTTTGTGGGCTGATTGGTTTTTTCAAATGTGGTGAAATCATGGTTGCCGCCATCCACCGGGACAATTCCCATTGATTGCGATATTGTTGTTCTTGGGCATTTCTCATCCCAAACAAGCGTAAACGAAAATATTTTGGATGGCAATCATCAAACGATGCGTCATCCATTCCCATTTCGCCAAATGCGATTTCGCGTAATCGGTCAAATGTTAGGGATTCAGATTTGGCCGAATCTACTTTCCCACCGTTTCCGATGTGCCTTGACGGGGTTTAAAAAATTCTTCGACCGCTTTGGTAAATTGCAAAATTACGGGTTCGATTTCGCTAAATGATTCAATAGCATCTGCAAAATCATCAATGTCCACAAATGGAAATTTTTGACCTTGCTTTTTGCAACCGGATTGAATCCCAAAATATGCGCATGCTCGCGCAAATTTCAATGAATGTGCAATGTTGTTGGCCGTCATGTTTTCGCCCAACTGCGTGAAATCTTCCAAATTAAATTCGGCCATTATGTTTTCAATGGCGCGCATGTTAAAAAAAAGGGGGTGTTGAACACCCCCGATTGTAATCGTGTTCATGTCGCGAATATACGCAACAAATTCAAAATTAAATTGTTCCAACGGTCAATGCGCCCGTCCCCTGAATTGATGCAGTGAATGTCGCAACATCGTTTTGTGGGGCGGTCAAATTTAATTCGTTGAAAAATGCTGATCCGCTCAATTTCAAATCGCCGCTAACATTGGATGTCATCACGATTGTCACGGATGTGCCGGCCAACAAATCGGTGATGATTTCTTTCCAGCTGATGCCCGCGCCAACGCTTGCATCTTCTTCGAACATACCTTCAACACTCATGGTGTACCCGTATTCGCCCGCGATGTATTCTTTCGCACCGGCTGAATCCTTGTTAGTGGTTTCAATCATGTCTTTGGTGATTGAAAAATCGTTTGATGTCGCGTTTGCGATTTTGGTCAATGTGCCGCTGATGTCTTTGTAAATTGCAATCAGCGTTCCGTTGGTGATTCCTGTTGTAGCCATGATATT